GTCATGATTTCAATGACCGTATTCTATTCAAAAAGAACAAGGACATTACCTTGTTCACGTCGGAAACATTAACGAAGCTTTGGGGCATGGGCCACTGCACGACGGGCGCTGTGACTTACGAATCGGCGGCCTATACGGCCCGCTATATTATGAAAAAGGTCACAGGTAAGCCCGCAAAATCACATTATGAATATATCGACCCGGAAACGGGCGAAATCAAATATAGGCAACCGGAATTCTCCCATATGTCACTTAAATCCGGACTTGGTAAGGAATGGTATGATAAATACAAAAATGATCTTTGGCCCGACGACTTTCTTGTTGTAAAGGGCCGTAAGACACGCATTCCGAAATATTATATGAATCAACTCAAGTCCGAAAACAGCAAGTATCACGATCAATTGAAAGCCGCGCGTAAGCGCAAGGCATTGAAGCATAAAGATAACAACACGCCGGAAAGGCTGGCTGTTCGTAAAAAGGTGTTCGAAGCTCGAACCATCAACCTCAAGAGGAAGCTCGATGATACTTGAAACCTTCTCCGTCCACGACGCCATGGCGAAAGCATGGCTCCAGCCGTTCTACGCGCGGACCGTGGACGAGGCCCGGCGCATGATGTGCGACACCTGCGCCGATCCCAACTCGCTGTTCTCGAAGCATCCGAAGGACTTCCGGCTCTATCACGTCGGCCATTGGGACGACCACAAGGGGCAGTTTGTCCTGAAGGACATTGCCGATCTCATTTGCTCGGCCGAGGACTGCATGCCCGGCCCTCTCTTCGATGAGCGGCCTCGGTCGGTGCGTCCTGCTCTGGTTGGGGAGGCGCCCCGATGAGCCGTCTCCCGTCCGTCATGAAGCATGAGTTCTCCCGGGTGCCCCGGGCGGACATACCGCGGTCGAGTTTCGACCGCTCCCACGGTGCCAAAACCACCCTCGATTCGGGCTATCTGGTCCCGATCTTTGTGGACGAGGCGTTGCCCGGTGACACCTTCAACCTGTCCATGTCGTCCTTCGGTCGTCTGGCAACGCCGATCTTCCCGTTCATGGACAACGCCTACATGGACAGCTTCTTTTTCGCTGTGCCGATGCGGCTTGTCTGGAACAACTGGGAGCGGTTTAACGGCGCGCAGGACAACCCGGATGACTCGACCGACTTCGTCATCCCCACGATGACCTCGCCGGCGGTCACTGGGTACGATATCGGGTCTCTCTCCGATTATTTCGGCATCCCGACTGGGGTGCCCGATCTTGAGCACTCGTCTTTGTGGCATCGGGCTTACAACCTGATCTACAACGAATGGTTCCGCGACGAGAACCTGCAGGACAGCCTCGTCGTGGACAAGGACGATGGTCCCGACGATCCCGCTGACTACGTCGTCGTCCGTCGTGGCAAGCGCCACGACTACTTCACCTCCGCTTTGCCGTGGCCCCAGAAGGGTCCGGCGGTCCCGCTTCCGCTGGCGGGCGATGCGCCGGTCATCGGCATCGGCAACATCGGCGGCAATTTCCCTGCGTCCAGCACCGCGAACGTGCGTGAGACGGGCGGCACGCAGCGCACCTATCCGACGGGTCGGCTGGTCGATACGGCCTTCATTATCGAGGGTACGGCGGCCTCGGGTGGCTATCCCGAGGTCTATGCCGATCTTTCGGCGGTCACCGCTGCGACGATCAACCAGCTTCGGCAGGCGTTCCAGATTCAGAAGCTCTACGAGCGCGACGCCCGAGGCGGTACCCGTTACACCGAGCTGGTCAAGTCCCACTTCGGCGTGACCTCTCCGGACGCCCGTTTGCAGCGTCCTGAGTACCTTGGAGGCGGCTCTACGCCGATCAACATCAACCCGGTCGCTCAGACTTCTGAAACGCTCGCAGGGAGCCCGCAGGGCACCCTTGCGGCGATCGGCACCGTGACCATCAACGGTCACGGCTTTACGAAGTCGTTCACCGAACACTGCCTCCTGATCGGCATGGTGTGTATCCGCGCCGATCTTAACTATCAGCAGGGCCTGAATCGGATGTGGTCCCGCTCGACGCGCTGGGACTTCTATTGGCCCGCTCTCGCCCACATCGGTGAGCAGGCGGTCCTGAACAAGGAAATTTACGCGCAGGGCACCTCCGCCGACGATGATGTGTTCGGCTATCAGGAGCGTTTCGCGGAGTACCGTTACAAGCCTTCGCTCATCACCGGCAACATGCGGTCGGCGTCTCCGCTCTCTCTCGACCGCTGGCACCTCGCGCAGGATTTCTCGGCGCTCCCGGTGCTCAACGCGTCGTTTATCGAGGAGAACCCGCCTTTTGATCGGGTCATCGCAACGCCCGATGAGCCCGACATGTTGCTCGATCTTTACTTCAAGCTCCGCTGTGCCCGCCCGATGCCGGTCTATTCGGTGCCGGGCCTGATCGATCATTTCTGATGGGCTGGGCACCCATCATCAGCGCCGGGGCACAGCTTCTCGGCGCTGCTACGTCCGCGTACGGGGCGAGCAAGCAACTTTCCGAACGCGACGCCATGGAGGCACAAAGTGCCTTCAATTGGGCACAGCACAAAAAATCCCTTCTGGAAGGCCCCTCGTTGGAGATGAGGGGCCTCAAGGCTGCGGGTATCAACCCGCTCCTCCGTTACGGTCAGCACGGCACGCCCATGACCTCTACGGCTCAGGGTGTGTCCTCCCAAGGCGCTCGTAACCCTTGGGATCAGACGGGTGGCCTCTTGGCCGATGCCGGTAGCTCGGCCGTGGATGCGTTCCGCAAATCGGCTGAGGTCGACAAGATCGAGGCGGATATCAACAAGATCGGCACGGAGATCACGAAGTTGGAGGCCGATACGCGCCTCTCCGATGCCGACCGCGAGCTCCGCGAGCAGCAGCTTTATACGGAGCTGCAACGCACCTTCCTGACGGCCGCACAAAACACGCTCACCAATGCGCAGTACTCGCAGGTGGTGGCTCTCACGCGTGTGGCCAATCAGGACCTCGTCCTCAAAAAACTCGATGAGCAGATCAAGCAGAAGGGCGCCGATCTCGCCAATCTTTCGATGGCTGTCCTTCTCGATATTTTTGCCATCGGCAACGATGCTGCCGATGCGGTCACCTCGGGCGGCAATTCCGTCCGGTCCTATCTCGAGGGCAAGTCGCTCCTCGATCTTCTCAACCCGTTCTAAGGGGTTATCAATGTCAAGAAAAATCGAACGGCGCGCTCCGCGCGTCCAGTTTCAGACAACCGGCGCCAGCCGGACCAAGCAGTCCTTCCGCGAGGAATGCAACATCAACAACGTCATGCGGCGCTTCGAGAAAACCGGAATCCTCGAACACACCAACCGCTACGAGGGCTCTTACGGCGACTTCACCGCGGCGCCCTCGAGCTATCATGAGGCCGTCGAACAGGTGATCGCGGCCGAAAAAATGTTCATGTCGCTACCTGCTTCCGTTCGGAAGCGTTTCAGCAATGATCCCGGTTTGTTCCTCGACTTTGTCGAGGATCCCTCCAACGTCGACGAGGTCGTTAAGCTCGGCCTCGCGACCAAGCGCGAACAGGAGGTCACCACCCCTGATAGCAAAAAAGCTGCAGCCGGGGCGGATACCCCGGCTAGCAGCAAGGCCGCGATCCCCCCGGATGGGGGTTAAGCGGCCTATCCGCCGGGCCAGAGCCCGGCGGCCTCCACGGCAGTGGGACCAGATGCCTACTTGATGTCATCTGGTCTAAGTGACACCATGCGGTTCCTACCACCTGAAAGGACCAGTCCCATGGCCAAGCGCAAGCATCTCTCGCGTCGCTCGTCCAAGCGTATCTTCCGGAAGGGAACGCGGGTGCGATCCCGCAACCTTTCCGGGTCTCCGATGCGAGGCGGCATCCGCCTCTGATCGGCCAGGGCGATGCCCTGTTTCCATCCCATCCATGGTTACCGGGGACCGGGGGGCAAGGTCGTTGCCTCCCGGTCTGAATCCCCTACTCAAGTGAAAATGACAGTTCCGTGCGGTCAGTGTATTGGCTGCCGCATAGAGCGTACAAAAGAATGGGCGGCTCGCTGCATACATGAAGCCGCACAGCATGAAGACAATGCCTTTATCACTCTCACTTATGAGGATAAGTACTTACCAGAAGGCAATTCACTCAATAAACGCCACTTCCAATTATTCATGAAACGTCTAAGAAAACATCTATCACCAAAGAAAATCAGAGTATATTACTGCGGCGAGTATGGCGATAACACGTTCCGCCCCCATTATCACGCTCTTATCTTCG